CAGCGTGGTCGGGGGCAGGATTCAATACCCCGGCGTTCTTCATACCAGCACCGACCAGCAACGCGGCGGGAAGGGGGGGCTGTACGTGTCCACGAATGCTCAAACAGACGTTGACGATGCCGGAGCCTTTAGCGACGGTGGCGCGTTGGGCATGAAACCGGGTGACATTCTGCTCGGCGTTGTAACCGGTATCGGCGGGATTATTGTGTCCACCGATATGTATCCGTACATTGGCATCCTGAACTCTACTGAGTCCAGTTTGACGACTGCGGCATACAACATCTGTTCGAACTACACGACGTAATGAAATCCCGAGGGGCGGCGGGCTTCCGCCCCATTTTCCTCTGAGGAGATATATGGAAGCCGCGCAAAAGAGTCAAACAAAAGCTGTTTGTATGCCCGACAAATGCGGGCTAGCTGAACACAAGATGCACCATTGGGTTATTGACATTGACCCGAAACTGACCGTCGATGAAATACTTGATCCAGGTTATTGGGCGCACTTGACGAACACTTACCCGTTTGAACCGCTGGACGAAATCACCGCCAGGTGGGAGGACGGAACGCGCGTTGTCAAGATGATCGTCAGATACTGCGAGCGCACCTATGCGAAGGTCAAGGTTACATCGGTCGAAGAACTTGGCGATGTGATTTCTGAAATCCCGATGACCGCCAAGAAACACGTTGTCGAATGGAAAGGCCCGGTACACAAATATTCCGTTATTCGGCTTTCCGACAAGGTGATTATTCAAGACGGATTCAGGGAACGCGAAGCAGCTAACGCGTGGCTGGTAGAGCACGAAAGGATGTAACCGATGGCCTCCCGTTTGTCCCTGTATAACGATGCGCTTTTGTTGATTGGACAGCGGGCGCTTACGAGTCTTTCCGAGGCTACTCAGGTTAGATACTTGCTGGATCAGGTATGGGATAACGGAGGGGTCAATGCGTGTCTTTCCGAGGGTCAATGGACGCACGCCATGCGAGCGGTTCAGGTTGATTATGACTCTGACATTGACCCTTCCTTTGGTTACAACCGAGCCTTTACCAAGCCCACGGATTGGATACTGACTTCCGCCGTTTGCGCGGATGAATTCTTCCGAGTTCCTTTGACCAGGTATTTTGATGAGGCCGGGTATTGGTATTCGGACATAGACACGATCTACGTTCGCTATGTGTCTAACGACAGTCTGTACGGGGCAAACATAGGCTCGTGGCCAAAGTCATTTACCGAATTCGCTGCTGCGCACTTCGCTTCGGAAATCATTGCCGGGATGACCAATGACAATGACAAGGTAAGGTTGTTCAAGAATCCCGATAACCCCAAGCACAGTATCAGAGGGCGGGCGTTGCTTAATGCCAAGTCGATCTGCGCAATGTCAGGGCCTACTAAGTTCATGGCGCAAGGTTCGTGGACTACTGCCAGAACTTTCGGCGGCAGTAGAAGGGATGGCGGTAACACTTCGGACCTGATCGGGTGAGACAAAATTCCGCATTGTTCGCCTTTAATCGGGGCCTGATTTCAGCCCTTGGATTGGCTCGTACAGATCAAAAGCGGACGGCCCTTTCTGCGGAAACAATGGACAACTGGATTTGCCGCGTTTTAGGTCCGATGTCATTAAGGCCCGGATGGGCATATCTAGGGGCGACGGCTTCAAACGCTGCAGCAAGGTATATCAAGTTCATCTTCGGAACTTCGGATACTGCTTTAGTGGAGCTGACCAATCTTGTTATGCGGGTGTGGATCAGCGATGTATTGATAACAAGAGGGTCAGTATCGACCGCTGTTACCAATGGGACATTCAGCGGGAACATAACCGGCTGGACGGATAGCTCGGATTCCGGCGGATCAGCAACATATGAGGCAACCAACAAATTGAAGCTGGTATCCAATGGCACAGCCAGGGCCATAGCCTCTCAAGAGGTCACGGTAGCCGCAGGAGATCAAAACGACGAGCACGCTTTAAGTATCACCATCAACAGAGGGCCGGTAACGCTTCGGGTGGGGTCAACACTTGGGGATGATGATTATGTCACTGAAACAGACCTGGATACTGGCTATCACTCGATAGCCTTTACCCCTACCGGAAATTTCTTCATCCATTTTTCCTCGACTAAGATTTACAAGAAACTGATCAGCAATTGCACTGTTGCTGCTTCCGGAGTAATGACGCTGACAACGATCTGGCCGGCGGCTGCTCTGAGCAAGGTCCGATACGATCAATCCGCAGATGTTGTTTTCTTTGCATGCGACGGCTACAGGCAACAAAAAATAGAGCGAAGGGGAACGCATCCGGGCGGCAGGTCTTGGTCGGTATGTGATTATCAATCTGACGACGGGCCTTTCAGAATCGAGAATACCGGGCCAATCACAATGACGGCAACGGCGACGACCGGAGATACGACCCTAACAGCTTCGCAGCCGTATTTTCGGTCAACCCATGTCGGCGCTATTTTCAGCGTTACAACGCCTGGACAGACCCAGACCGCAACTCTCACGGCGCAGAACACATTTACCAGCGCAATTACAGTGACCGGAATCGGTGCTTCAAGGTCTTTCGGTATTACGTTGACCGGAACCTTGGCAGCGTCCACGGTGACATTGCAGAGTTCCACCGATGAGGCTACTTGGTCCGATGTAACTGGGCAGTCTTTCACGGCAACAACGACTACAGCCTATGCGGACGGCTTGGATAACCAGACGATTTACTACCGCATAGGAATCAAGACTGGAAACTACGGCGGCGCGGATAGTGTTGTCTGCACCCTGATTTATGCCGGCGGGACTCAGGTAGGCAAAGTGAGGATCACGGCCTTTACAACCAATGTTTCCGTCTCAATCCAAGTCCTAAGTGCTATTGGGGCCACTTCCGCTACCGACGTATGGGCTGAAGGTCAGTGGTCCTCCTATCGAGGTTTTCCGACTTCGGTAAGACTTCACGAAGGCAGATTGTGGTGGTTCGGAAGAAATGGGATTTGGGGGTCTGTGTCGGATGCGTTCTATTCATTTAATGTTGGGACTGAAGGCGCTTCCGGCCCACTGAATAGAACTATAGGATCGGGACCGGTGGACGTGATTAACTTTGCCCTGTCTTTGCAACGTCTGGTTATTGGAGCGGAAGGCAGAGAGATTTCAATCAGACCATCCTCATTGGATGCGCCGATTACTCCTACCGATTTCAATATGAAAGATGCCTCTACTCAAGGCTCTGCGAATGTCGAAGCCTGGAAAGTCGATCAACGCGGAATCTATGTTCAGCGAGGCGGAATCAAGGTCTATGAACTGTCCTTCGATATTCAGTCTATAGATTACAACTCGGTTGACCTGACGGCTATTGTTCCCGAGCTAGGCAGTCCTGGAATCGTGAGAATGGACATTCAGCGACAGCCGGATACACGGATTCACTGCGTCCGATCCGACGGCGTGGCAATGATCGGAATCTTCGACAAGACTGAGGATGTTCTAGCATGGCAGACCGTTAGCACCGATGGAACGGTGGAGGATGTTTGCATACTCCCAAGCACCGCAAACACCGCAGAGGATCAAGTCTATTACGTGGTGAATAGAACCATAGACGGGGCCACGGTCAGGTATTTGGAAAAGTGGGCGCTCGAAAGCGAGTGTAGGGGTTCCACAACTTCAAACAATGCCGACTCGTTTATCACGTTCACGAATTCTCCGGCTTCCACAACGATTTCGGGATTGACCCATTTGGAAGGTGAGGACGTTGTAGTGTGGGCTGACGGTGCGCCCGCTCTGGATTCGAGCGATGACATAAAGACATTCACTGTTTCAAGTGGGGCAATTACCGTAGATTCGGCGGCAACAACAGGGGTTGTCGGGCTTCCTTACACCGCGCAATGGAAAAGCACCAAATTAGGATTGCAGGTTGATGCAACCAGAACGGTTATGAACCGCGATAAAAGACTGGGAGAGATCGGATTCATTCTTGCGTATTACTATCCGAAGGCGATTCAGTTCGGGCCAGACTTCACTCACCTTGACGACATGCCCGCCTTTGAACAGGGCACGACGTTATCGGGGATTCAGACGAGTTACGACAACGCAGTGATTCCTTTCCCCGGAGTTTGGGAGACCGATCTTCGACTCTGTTTGCAAGCCGAAGCCCCAAGACCCGTAACTGTAATGGCGGTAAGTGTTGATCTGGAAACGGTATGAAGATCGTTCTAGGGACTTCCGAGACTTTACCCATATCTGCGCGGGTGGTTTCCGTTGTCGAAGGTGATAAGGTCTTAGGTATTGCCGGGGTCTATCCAGATGGAAATAGACAGGTTGTGTTCAGCACGATTTCAGAGGAATTGAAGCAGCATCCGAAGATCGTGATTAAGGCCGCTCGGATGGTAATGAAGTGGATCAAAGAATCAAAAATGCCCACACATGCGCTGTGTGATGAGGAGATCCCCAAAGCCGAGAAATTCCTGAAACACTGGGAATTTCAAAGAATCTATAAGGGGGTCTTTTCATGGAAGCATTAAAAGAAGCGTTGCCTTCTATGCTTCAGATGAGTGGAACAGTTATGTCCGCCACGGGGTATATGGACGCAGCTAAAGCGACTCAGGTCATGGCGCAGAGACGCTCACAAGCCGCCGAGTTCGCCGCGACTCAATTAGAACAACAAGCCGGACAGGAGACTGCTGCCGGCCAAGCTGCAGCCTTGGAAGAAAGACGCCAGGGAAGGCTTATCGGGTCAGACATCTTGGCAAAGGCTGCTATGAGCGGCGGGGCGAGTGATCCGACGATAGTCAATCTGATAGCCAAGAATGCCGGGGAAGCGTCTTATAGAGCTTCTTTGGCAGCTTACGAAGGGCTTTCGAGGGCGAGGCAATCCAGACTTCAAGCCGCCAGTCAACGCTACGGCGCGGAGCTTGGCGAGGCTGATGCGGTGGCTGCTTCTTCATCGCTTAGAACCAGGGCGTTTAGCACTGCATTAACAGGGGTTGGCGGGGCTATGTATGACAAGTATTGGGTCAAGCCGGAGAATCCCGGTGGCTGGACTTCCGGTTATGACTTGCCGATGGGAAGCTAATGCCTCGCCTGCCTGATCTTACCCAACAAGAACGCCCGATACCTAGAGCGTTGGGTGGAGTCGTTCAACTTGAATCTAGAACTGGAATGGAGATGATCCCGTCACAGCAATTGATGGGTGCCGGGCAGGACATATCTAAAGCCGGGATATACCTGGAAAAAGCTAATGACTATCAGGCAAAACTTGAAGCCGAGGATGCTTACAACGCCTATCAGGAACGGCTTACAAAGCTTGCCTATGACCCGCAACATGGATGGGCGAACAAAAAAGGCAGAGATGCTTACGGAAAAGAGTTCAACGACAAATATACCGCTGAATTCACTAGCGCCAAAAGCGAAATAGCCGCGAAGCTGAAAAGCGATGAAGCACGCAAGTATTTTTCTCAACGTGCTGCGATAGGGGAGCTACGTAGCCGTGAGGGTATGTGGAAGCACGCCGCGCAACAGCAAGTTGCCCATGAAAACGAAGTCGCCGCTAAGACAGTAGAAAATGAAATGGCAAATATCTGGCGCGGATTTGGCGACAACGCCGCTTTTCAAGGGTCGCTGTTGCGAATGGAACGGATCACCAAAGACATAGGCGAGCGCCGCGGAGCCTCGCCAGAAGCCATAGAGGACATGACGCGCGACATTCAAAACAAGGCATGGAAGAATAGATTCGATGCCGCGATAAGCGCGGAGGATACTCTAAAGGCAAAAGAAATCCGCGATGCTGCTACCGGAGTTCTGGATACGGAGACAAAGAACTACATGGATGGGAAGCTCAAGATTTCCATTCGGGCAAGCAAGACGCTATCAGGAGCGGATGAGGCATGGGACAAGTTCGCGCCGACAGACCCCAACAGCGCAGTACAGCTTGCAAGCATGGATGCCTTTGTGCGGCAGAAGTACGGCAACGATCCCGATCTGGTCAAGAGCATTCGGCAAGAGCTTGTTTCCAGGGCGTCGTTGTGGAATTCGCAGCAAGCTGAAGTCAATGCGGAAATCAAGACGGCTGTACTAAAGGCGTTCAACGAAGGAACGTCTTTGACTCAGTTGCAGAAGACTCCGCAATGGGAGGCCATGCGCGAAGAGGATAAACGTCAACTTACGGATTATGTGACGGATCGCGGTTATACGTTGCAAGAACGGGCGCGACATGAAAAGCAATACACGGAGGGAGAACTAGCTAAATCTGCGCGGCCCATATTTTGGCGCTATGCAGACCCGGACATGCTCAAGGCAATGACTCAGGAACAAATATACGCCCTGCAGCCGTTTGTAGGGCAGCAGAACACGGAAGAACTATTACGTCGCAAAGACGTGATTGAGAAAAAGCCGGAACGATTGTTCGCCGCGAAGATGGACCGCAATCTGATTGAGGACTGGGTAGCCAAGAATACAACCATTAATCCCAAAGCAAAGAATTTGAGGCGAAGATGGACCGCAATCTGATTGAGGACTGGGTAGCCAAGAATACAACCATTAATCCCAAAGCAAAGAATTTGAGCACTGAAGCGAAAGAACGCATTACAGGGCTAAGTGCATGGGCAGATCAGGAACTTGGCAGACAACAACAGGCTGCTGGCCGACAATTTACGCCCGAGGAAAAAATGGGGGTCTTGGATAGCGCGTTGTTGAAACAGGTGAGCATAGACGAATGGGGACGCGATCCGTCCTTCCCTGCTCCGATGATCCGCCAGGCTGAACGTGCCAATGTTTATGTAGCTCCAGAATTGATCCCGGATACTTATCAAACCGAGGCAGTTAATTACATGCGTTCCATTGGGAAAGGCAGGGAACTTTCCGATGCGGTATTAAAGGAACGGATGAAAGAAAAGATCAGCCGTGCCTACGCGGCACGACTGGCAGGTGCCTCTCGGGAAGAAATCAAAAAGATTCTGACGGACTGAGATGGCCGAAATTCTTTCTCTTTTCCCCGAAGAACAGGAACGGTCTGCCAGCGTTTCACTATTTCCTGACGACTCGCAACGGCTTACGCAATCCGTGGCGGAAGGGTCTAACACGCCTTCAGATAAAGCCTCTCGCGTTTTCAAACTTCAGTTCAAGACTGGCCTTCCGGTCGGGTTGATTGAAAACAATGTTGACTATCTGGAGGATGAAACAAGGAAGGCCGCTTTTAACGCCGAGAACTTCCGGGCGAAATCTCCCCTGTTGGCGGAATGGGTAGCACGAAACAAGAACAATGCGGCGCTGGCTAAAAATGACATCGAAAACCTGTCAATGCTGGAAAAGGTTTTCAATGCGTTTGGCAGCGGATTTGCGCAGGTTGATGTGCAGGGGCAATTCACCGAAGCCCAAATGCCTGCTGTAGAAGGGAAGAAACTCACCCAAGACCAACAGGCCAAAGTTGAGTCTTTGAACAAAATATCCCAACAGCTTGCCACAAACAAGGAAGGCTACGGCGTCTTGGAGAGTGCGGCGAGCATGACCGGCTACGGGCTGCAAACCTTCATTGCAGGAGGGTTAGCGGGTCTTAGGGGCGCGGGGTATGGCGGGACTGCTGGCGCGGTCCTAGGGGCTCCTATTGGCGGCGTAGGGGCTGCTCCTGGGTTTGTTGCCGGGGCGACGGTTGGCGGGGCGATGGGGATCGCCAATTACACCTATCGGCTCGAAGCAGCCTCCAGCTTTTACCAGTTCAAGAACACATTAGACGTTGACGGCAAGCCGATGGATGACGAAACCGCCAGGATTGCGGCTCAAACCGTAGGGGCAATCAACGCGGTTATTGAGGTCGGTAGTGATATTGCATTGGCAGCGATATGGGGACTTCTGCCAGCAGGCATAGCCGGTAAAGCAGCAGCGAAGGCAGCGGTATCCAAAGGAATTGCAGAAACATTGGCCGTTCCAACTAAGCGCACGGCCTTCTTGGGGGCGGCAAAAAAGCTTCTTGCTAGTGGTTTTACCGAAGGCTTGGAAGAATTCCTACAAAACTTTGTTTCCAGCCGGGTCCAAGATGTAGCTGAATCAGGACAGACATTCAAGAAGCGCCCGCTATCCGAGGAAACCAAGGAAGGACTTGCACAAGCTGCTGAAGCCTTTGGTTCTACTATTTTGTCTTTCGGATTGATCGGGTCTTTGCCGATGGCAAGAACTATCCGCAATGTCAATCAGGCACAAAGAACGCAGGAGTTTTTTAAGGCATTGGGAAGTGGTGTTTCGGAATCCGACATGCACAAGAAACTTCCTGAAGCAACGCGGGATTTTGTGCAGACCCTGAAACAAGCCGGGCCGATAGAGAATGTCTATGTTGACGTGAACAGATTTGACACCTTATTTCAAGGCGAGGGGCCGAAGGTTGCAGAACAATTAGGGATAGGGCAGCAATACGCAGAAGCCAAAGCCTTAAATGCCGATCTTGTAATTCCTGTCGAAGTCTATGCCGAAAAACTAGCCGGTACGGAATTCCACGGACAACTCATGCCAGACTTGAGATTGCGCCAGGAGGACTTGAGTCTCAGGGAAGCGCAAGAAGCGGAAAAAGCATCCGATGCCGCAGCGAAGGAACAGACCGCAAAAGAGGAAGAAACATTCAAGAGCGAAGCGCCGTTGCGGGCTGTGTATGAGGATGTCTATAAACAACTGACGCCATTCATGGGCGAGTCCGAAGCCAACAGAAACGCCGTGCTATGGATGGAACGCTATCGAGCGAGGGCTGATAGATTAGGCGTTGATCCGTTGAAACTGTATCAGGAAAAGCCGCTTATCGTGCGTAAAGATTTGGTGGCTACGCCTGATGCTGATGTAATGGAACAATCTGTTTTCCATGGCACTCCGCATATCTGGCCTCCGGAACCCGGCTTCCCGCACGGTCGCCCGCGCCTCGACAAGATCGGGACCGGTGAGGGGGCGCAGGCTTATGGATGGGGGTGGTATTCGGCCGAAAATGCTCAGGTTGGAACTGAATATGCACGCAAAGGCGTCACGCAAAACATTCTTGATGTGACTCCAGAAAACGATTACGAAGAAGCAATACAAAGCTTTGTGAAGGCGGAAGCCGATCTAAACGGTGTGAACGCTTTGGACATCGTGAATGAACAAAGGAGAGACATAGCGACATTCGTTGCAACTAGGGACGCCTTTACGTCTGATGATGATGCAATGTCAAAAGCACTCCAAGCTATAGATGCTTTGGTCTCACGCTCTACTCCGTCTAGTCTCTACCGCCTCGACATCCCCAACGACGTGTTGCCGAAGCTGCTGGATTGGGACAAGCCGCTGAGTGAGCAGACGAAGGAAGTGAAGGCGGCGTTAAAAGGTACTGGTTTCGCCAATAAGCCGACGACTTCCGGCAAGACAATTTACGACAATATCGCTATCACGAAAGCAGAAGAATCTGGTGGCGGTCTGGGACGTGATGGAGATCAGAAAGCCGCCTCCGAATACCTCGCCAGCATCGGCATCCCCGGCAACAAGTATCTGGATCAGGGGTCACGCGGGAAAGGTGATGGCACTTACAATTACGTCTTGTGGGATCAAAAAGTCCTCGACCGCGTAGCTCTGCTCGAACGCAACGGCGAGAAGCTAGACGCCATGCGGGGGGCGGATGTGCTGGCGCAAACAAGCGTCAAGGACCAGACGCAGACGCCGGAGTTTAAGGCGTGGTTCGGTGCGAGTAAGGTGGTGGACGCGGAAGGTCGGCCGCTGGTGGTGTATCACGGGACGCCCGATCCATCGTTCAACAAGTTCGCGCTGAGGGGAGGGATGACAGGAGAACTTGGGTTCTGGTTTACATCGAACGCTGACGCAACGGCACCATTTCGCAGAGACAGGTATGCAGATCAAGGGGCTGCAACTTTGCCGGTGTTTCTTACTCTTAAAAATCCAATGGTGTACGATGGATGGAAATCTCTCGTTGACGCCGTGAATGCAGAGCGCCGAGGTCGCAGTATTGAAGAAGGATCAAAGTCGCTACGCCGAAAACTGATGCGAGCAGGTTACGATGGGATTATCAATCGCGGAACGGATACAGACAGCGGGATTCTACGCGATGATTTTGTCGCCTTCCGCCCCGAGCAGATCAAGAGTGCAACGGGTAATGTAGGCACGTTCGATGCCGCGAATCCAAACATCCTAAAGCAAAACATCAGAGGGCAAATCCAGTTATCCACAAACACAATTACCTTGCTGCGCAAGGCAGACCCTTCTACATTTCTGCATGAATCCGGCCATTCATGGCTTGAGGAAATCCGCGCCGATGCTATGCGCGAAGGCGCTCCGCAACAGTTGGTTGATGACTGGAATCAGGTCAAGCAATGGGCCGGAATTCAAGAGGGTGCTATTCCAGTAGAGGCGCATGAGCAATTTGCCAGGGGCATAGAGCTGTACCTGAGAGAAGGTCAGGCGCCATCCAACGAACTGCGACAAGTCTTTGCACGATTCAAGGATTGGCTTGTCCGAATCTATCGCAAGGCACTTGACCTTGACGTAGAAATCTCACCTGAAATCCGTGCGGTCATGGATCGGATGCTCGCTACTGATGAACAGATAGCGGTAGCAAGAGAACAGGCTGGCGTAAATGAAGCCTTGCCTTCCGCTTGGATGACTTCAGCCGAAGCGAAAGCTTACGAAAAATTGCGCGGCGAAGCCAAGGAAGAAGCTGAAAGCAGCGTACGCGTACAGTTGATGAAGGAATTGGTGCGAGAACGTACTGATTTCTGGAAAGCCGAAAAGGCGCGGACTCGGGAAGAAGTTGAAGCCGAGATCAATACTAATCCGATATACATTGCCCTATCCGTATTGCAGACCGGCAAACTTCCTGACGGTCGAGAGATGTCTGGATTACCTGAGAACGTGAAGTTATCCAAACAGGCGCTGATAAGTCAGTACGGAGAGGACTTCCTTAAGTCTTTACCTAAACCGTACATCTACCAGTCTGAAGGCGGATTGCACCCTGACGTAGCGGCGCAGATGTTCGGGATTCAGACCGGCGATGAAATGCTGCGTGCCATGCAAACTATAAAGCCTCGCAAACAAGCCATTACGGAAGAAGTCGAATCCCGCATGATCGAAAGACATGGGGACTTGATGACGGACGGTCTGGCTGGCGTAGCGGCCGAAGCGGTAGCCAACGAAAAACAAATGGCAGTCTTCTACCGTGAGATGCAGATACTTCGCCGGCAGGGAGCCACAGGACAGTTGATGTCCCTGCAAGCCATCAAAGAACTCGCCCGTAGTGTAGTGGCAAGGAAAACGATTGGAGAGCTTCATCCTGCCTACTACCAACACGCTGCAGCCAAGGCCGGACGGGATGCATTGAATGCGCTGTATGGCAAATCACCACAGTTTGCACGCAAGGTAGGGGCAGCCTTCGACGCGAGGCAAAGACAGTTAATCAATCTGGCGATATTCGCGGAAGCCTCACGGTCAAAGAGACAAGTAGAAAAGGCTTTGCGTGATTGGCGCGTCCTAAATAGGAAGGATGAAAAGTTAGCCAAGACTCGGAATATGGATTTGGTGAATACCGCTCGGGCTATCTTGGCTAATTTCGGCGTAGGTAATTCGGACAGAACGCCGATGGCTTACATGGAACTGATGGCGCAGTACGATCCACAAACCTATCAGGACATGGCCGCAATCGTTCAGTTGGTGAGCGATACAAGAAAGCCGTGGAAAGACATGACGATGGACGAGTTCTATACCGTTCAAGACGCGGTAGATGGTTTGTGGTCAATGGCGAAGTCCACGAACCAAATGGAAATTGACGGCAAGAAGATTGAACGCCAGACGGTAAAGAATGAGCTATTTACTAGACTTGCTGAATTCAATAAACCAGCCGTCAAGCGCGGTTATGACAAAGCCGTTACCCAATGGGAGAAAACCAAGATTGGGTTGATTGGTGTGCGTAGTGCATTGCGCCGCGTTGAGTCTTGGGTTGACGCGGTTGATGGAGATTCGCAGGCATTCAGGAAATACGTGTGGCAACCGATTTCTGAAGCCGCAACGCATTATCGGGAACTGCGAAAAATCAATCTGGACAAATATCTCGAACTGGTGAAAGGCGTAGAAAAGACCATCACCATTGACAAGATAGATGCCACTGAATTGGGTTACACGTTTGGAGCCAATGGCAGCGGTAAGGCTGAATTGATAGGCGCACTGCTGCATACCGGCAATCAAAGCAACATGACCAAGTTGTTAGTAGGTCGCGGATGGGGAGAGCTACGAGAAGATGAAACGCTTGATACTTCAAGGTGGGATGCGTTCATTCGTAGGATGCAGACCGAAGGAAAATTGACCGAAGCCGACTATGACTTCGTGCAGTCCGTAGGGAATTTGATGGAAAGTCTGAAGGCTGGTGCGCAAGCAGCGCATAAGAAGATGTATGGATACTACTTTGCAGAAGTCACGGCAAATGAAGTAGTGACACCATGGAAGACATATCCAGGCTGGTACTACCCGGCGATTACCGATCCGTGGGTAGTCTCGGATGCTGCCTTGCGCGAAGATCAAGCGGCAATGGAAGCGCAGCAAAACTCATTCATGTTCCCGACCACAGGAAGGGGATTTACCAAACAGCGGGTAAAGGGATATCAGAAAGCCTTGATGCTGGATATGAGGCTCATTCCTCAGCATATAGACAAGGTGCTTAAGTTCAGCATTATCGAGCCTCACATTAAAGATGTTGGACGGCTGATGCTGGATAAAGAATTTCGTTCTGCTCTGGAACCCATAGACCCGACTGCTATAGGTTCGATGCTCATGCCGTGGTTACAACGATCCGCTACACAAGCCGTAGATACTCCGGCAACAGATAAAGCCGGTCGGATGCTGGATACCATAGCGCGAGAAGTAAGATCACGGACTGGCGCGCAGATCATGGTGGCGAACGTCACAAACACATTGCAACAATTCACCGGGCTTTCATTATCCGCAACCAAGGTTCCACCTTCTAAGTTGGCGTCGTCTTTGTGGCGTTATATGCGCTCGCCTTCAGAGACAGGAGAAATGATCGCGGAAAAATCTGAGTTCATGCGCAATCGGGTTACCGCTTCAGTGATGGAAGTCCAAAAGAACATAGACGATATTCTGCTCAATCCATCCAAGTATGAAAAAGCTCGATCTTTTGCAAGACAGCACGGCTATTTCATGCAAGTAGCCACGCAATCAATTGTTGATGTCGTGGCATGGGGCGGCGCGTATGACCATGCAATAGGTCAAGGAATGTCTGAGAAAGAAGCCGTGCGGCACGCGGACTCTGTTGTAAGGCTGACGCAAGGTACGTTTGCCGCTGAGGACATATCGCGGTTTGAGACAGGCTCTCCGCTGATGCGGTTATTCACGATGTTCTATTCCTACTTTAACATGCAAGCAAATCTGTTGGGTACGGAGTTTTCAAAGGCAATGCGAAAGAATGGATTTACCGCAACAGGACGATTGTTCTACATCTATGTTTATGGCTTTATGATTCCCGCTGTTTTATCGGAAGCTCTTGTGCAGTTGATGAGTGGTGAAGCTTGGAAAGATGATGACGATGACGGCTACATAGATAATATCCTTTCGATATTCTTTGGCGGACAGGCAAGAACTGCTACGGCATTTGTTCCTGCTATCGGTCCTGCAATACAGGCAGGCATTAATGCCTGGAATGACAAGTGGTATGACGACCGCATTTCTTCGTCTCCCGCCGTGTCAATGCTGGAAAGTGCAGTGCATACGCCGGTCTCTGTGTATAAGTACATAGCGGAAGAAGGCAGCGCGAAACGCGCCATAAAAGACAGCCTAACCCTTATCGGTCTTTTAACTGGGCTTCCTGTTGCGCCGCTTGGCCGACCATTAGGTTACATGGCAGATGTTGCACAAGGCAAGGTTGAACCTTCAGGGCCGATTGATTACAGCCGTGGCCTGATTTCAGGAAGATCACAATGAACCGTCAGGCCGTCGAAATCCAACGGGCGACCGTCTCCTCCGCTCTCACAGAAATTGACGTGTCCTGACGGTATTAGGAGAAATAGATATGACATCGCCCTCGACCGATAGAAGATATGGCTTGGTATCGTCTGCCGCAATCAAAGTTCCTGTAGCTGCCGCGACTACCGCCGCAATTACCTTATCCGGTGAACAGACCGTTGACGGTGTGGCGATAGTCGCCGATGACAGAGTGCTGGTCAAAAATCAATCCGACCAAACGACTAACGGCATTTACATCGCAGACACTTCTACCTGGACGAGAGATGTTGACTTTGACGATAACCGGGACATGGTTACGGGGACATTTGTCACTGTCAGCGCGGGGACCACAAACGCTAATACATGGTGGGAAGTAAGCACCACGGGAGACATAACGGTCGATACATCCAACTTGACCTTTACTCAGGTCAACATGCTGTCGTATTCAGAGCCGGTTCAACAAACCGTAGCCAGTGCCGCAACAGGGGCGGATATATGGACCGCAGAGGGGGTAGTAGATTGGACCGGAACCGCAACGACTACGGCGTTCGGAGCGGCTACCAGGGCGGGTCAACGGCGCCTGTTAATTTGTGCTGGAGCTTGTAAGTTCACGACAGGAGCAAGTCTTATTTTCGAGGGCATTCAAAGCGGCGTGACTATCACAATGAAGGCTAATGCCTTAGTCAATGTGGTGTCTCTTTCAACGACTTCGTTCAAATGCACCTATTCACTCTCAGGAAGTTTTACAGCAACAGGAACAGGCTTTGCTACCGCGAACCCTACTGCAACTTGGTACTACACCGTTACCAACGGGGCTGTTCATATCACTCCGCACAATACGACAATGGGCGGAGTCAATGACTCCAACGCAACGACTTTCACTATTACCGGATTCCCTGCTGAAATCACGCCGGAAAATCCCACGGCGGCAAAAGATACAAGATTGTTCCTGAATCTAGTGGGAAAGGATAACGGGTCTTATGTCTATACCGTTTATGGGGCTTTGGATGAAACCGCTGTATTGAACTTGTACCCGACTCCAGCCGCTGGTAATTGGACTGCGAGCGGGGCTAAATTGCTTGTTGCGCAGGAACTGTACTACTCGCTCTAATGGCCGCATCCGAAAGCACACCTTTTGTAACCTCAGTCCGAGCGGTTCTCCCGCTTGTCGTGACTGGCGGAACTTCGCCTGTTATCTCATTAATAGGCGGGGCAAGTAGTATTCTGACCGTGCCTTATGGTGGAACCGGGCTGTTGTCAGGAACGTCAGGGGGAATCCTATATTTCTCCGGCACAACAACCTTAGCATCGTCAGGTGTGTTGGCTGCCGGCGGACTCGTTGTCGGTGGTGGCGCAGGCGCAGCGCCTTCAACAGTTGCGGCAGGCGCGACTACGCAAATCCTCGTTGGCGGTGGAGCTGGTACTGCTCCGATATGGACTACTGCGACAGGTACAGGAGCGCCAGCGCGGGCAGGAAGCCCAACGTTCACAGGGACGCTTGGTGCTGCGAATGGAGAGTTCTCTTCCACATTAAGAGTATCTGGTGTTGGTGCACCAGTCTCTGGATCTGGTGTTGAGACTTCGTTCAGTGCAGGAGAAGGCTATTTATTTGCCTTTGACCGAAGCGGCAGTGTCTTTTTACCAATGCATGTTAGAGGATCAACAGTCTCACTGAATATAGGAAACACGGAAAAGCTAAGTATTGCTGCCGATGGCACAGTCACCATTCCCAACGCGATTGTAAATTCAACTCTCACAGCAGGCCGCGTCCCATTCATCGGAACGGCAGGACTGATTACCGACGACGCGGCATTCACCTTTACTACCAGCACAGGCACACTTACTTTATCCAAATCCTACGCTGGCGCGAAAGTCCTAGTCAACGACAACACCAGCACAGATGCCGCAGCGCAGTCAGTGTTCTCTTTCCTGTGTGGTGCACAGGGTCTGGTGCTGGTTCAGAACTCACCGAATTATGTAGGCGCTTTGGGCAAAACGCTCATCTATTCCGATGGTGTCGGCGGGATAGATATGTACACGTCGGCGGCAACTGCGCTGCGATTTGGCAC